GTCTTATACTAATACTATTATAAAGTCAAAGAAGAAAAAGACTGTTAAGATAGATAAAACCAAAGATATAGCTAAAGTCTCTTCTGTAAAAAAGTTAAATGTAAAAAGAGAGGGATCTAAAAAAGTGTTTGTTAAGAAGGTAGACAAGAAAGCAAACTATTGGATGTATCTTTGGTTTTTATTACCTGTAGTATTAATATGGTTATTAGAAAGATATGGTAAGTATCTATTTCCGTTTTTAAAGTTTTTTAAATAAAATAACTATATTTGCATACTAATTTAATTAAATAAACACATGAAAGACAAAAAAATTTCAGATATGGTTGAAAATCGTATCACAGAACATCAATTAGGAAAGTTACGTAACTTCGAAGAATCATTTGCTAAAGGCAGAGATATGGTTGGAGGAATGACTCTTCAATATGAGTTTCAAAAATCTTCTTTATTGGCTCAAATTGCAGAGCTTGACAAAGACTTTCAAAAACTTAAGTCAGATTTAAAAGATCAATACGGAGATATTGATATAGATTTGACTACTGGAGTCTATACCGTTAAAGAGGTTACAGAAGAATAAAGAACAAGCCATCCTAACCGATGGCTTTTAAAATTTAATACAATGCAAGAAATAAGAAAAGTCAGCATAGGGAATGACTACAAAAACTCTATGCATTATGTTGTTGGTCAAACTGTGTTTGGTAATTACGTAATACACACAATACAAAGATCAGAGACTGGTATATTAATCTGGATAGAAAAAGACAAGGAAGTTGTTTGTTGGAAAGAGATAAACAATTATGTTCCTATGGCTTTAGAATTTAATATCAATTTCTAATGAGATCTCCATATAACTTTATAGTATCTCCTCTTGGGGATAATTACAATAATACTAAAAAGATAGGAGGAAAAGATGTTATAATAAATACATCATTAGAATCTGCTAAGTATGTTAATAGATTAGCTGTAGTAATAGAAACACCTCATCATTATAATGGAGATGTAGAACCTGGTGACATAGTTGTAATACATCATAATGTGTTTAGAACTTATCACGATATGAAAGGTAGGCAAACTAAATCTCCAGAGTTTTTTAGAGATGACTTGTATATACTAAGTCCAGAAAGGATTTATTTGTACAAAAGAAACGGTATATGGAACTCGCATTTAAACTATTGTTTTGTAAAACCAATTGCTACTATACAGAATAAAAGTCTACATATAGTCGACAAAGAAGAGAAGCATGTTGGTATAATAGTTTACCCAAGCAAAAATCAAATCAAAAACTTAAATTTAAACAGCGGAGACATGGTGGCTTTCACTAAGAATAGCGAGTATGAGTTTGAGATAGATGATCTGAAAATGTACAGAATGTACGATAGAGATGTTGTAATCGAATTAAATAATTATGTTGTATAACCATCAAGAATTAAAGCAAATGATTATAGACGCTGCTTATAAGTCTGTAATCGAGTTAGTTAAGGTATTAGCCGATGAAATTATATCAGATGATAACATAGATGATGTTTCAGCTGATAAAATGAGGAACGCTGTATTGGCTAAAAAAACAGCTTTAGATGACGCATTCTATATATTATCAAAGATAGAGAGCGAGCAAAAAATACTTGAGGGTACAGATAAAGAAGAAGTAGATGAAATCAAATTCCAATCTTTTGCAGAAAAACGAAGTAAAGGAAGATAATAGTCTTTTTAGGATTGTAAATAAAATACAAGACAAAGACATTGATAGATTAAACAAGAAGAAGGAATGGAAGTATGGATATAATCCAGAGTTCGATGTTGTTGTTATATCTAAAGATGGTACTATTGGCGAGGTGTATGAAGTTCAAGGACTACATATAGCACTTCCTTCAACACCAAAGAATGTATATAAACGAGATAGAAAGAAAGAGGAACAGTATTGGGAGGCTTTCGAATATCCAAAAGAACTACAGAAGATAACATCTGTATTTCAATGGAATGAATATCCAAACGAGTTTAAAAATAAATACGTAGACTATATTGAGAATGAGTTCGATAGACGAGAAGAAGGGTTCTGGTTTATGAATAATGGAATTCCATGCTATGTAACTGGTACTCATTACATGTATCTACAATGGACAAAGATAGATGTTGGTCACGCTGAATTTAGAGAGGCTAACAGAGTATTCTTTTTATTCTGGGAGGCATGTGTTGCTGACGAAAGAAGTTATGGAATGTGCTATTTAAAGAATAGACGTTCTGGTTTCTCATTTATGTCTTCAGCAGAATTAGTTAATACAGCTACTCTAGCAAGAGATAGTCGTATTGGTATTCTATCTAAGACAGGTTCTGATGCTAAAAAAATGTTTACTGATAAAGTTGTCCCAATCTCTGGTAACTATCCATTCTTTTTTAAACCAATTATGGATGGTATGGATAAACCTAAGACAGAATTAGCTTATCGTGTACCAGCTTCTAAAATTACAAAGAATAATATGTCGTCTTTAAAGGATGATGTTGATGGATTAGATACAACTATTGACTGGAAAAACACAGCTGACAACAGTTATGATGGGGAGAAACTATTAAGACTAGTTCATGACGAGAGTGGTAAGTGGGAGGTTCCTAATAATATCTTAAATAACTGGAGGGTTACTAAAACCTGTTTACGTTTAGGTAGAAGAATTATAGGTAAATGTATAATGGGGTCTACTTCAAACTCTATAGCAAAAGGTGGGGGGAATTACAAGTCTTTATATAACGATTCAGATGTTACAAAGAGAAATGCAAATGGACAGACACTTAGTGGACTTTATGCTTTATTTATCCCAATGGAGTGGAATTTTGAAGGATACATTGACATATATGGTCAACCAGTATTTAGAACGCCTGAGAAGCCCATTAGAGACATTCAGGGAGGCTTTATTTACACAGGTGTAATAGACTACTGGGAGAATGAAGTTAGTGCCTTAAAAAACAATTCTGACGCTTTAAACGAATTCTATAGACAATTCCCAAGAACAGAGAGTCATGCATTTAGAGATGAAGCTAAAAACTCATTGTTTGATTTGTCAAAGATATATGAGCAAATAGACTACAATGATGGATTAGAGATAAACCAAATTGTGAACACGGGTAAATTTGCTTGGAAGAACGGTGTTAAAGATAGTGAGGTTATATGGACTCCAAATCGAGATGGTAACTTTAAAGTAACTTGGTTTCCAAATAAAGAGAATACGAATGTTGTAGACATGAAGAATGGTAGGAGACATCCTGCTAATGCACACATAGGAGCTTTCGGTTGCGATACTTATGATATATCTGGAGTTGTAGGTGGTGGTGGATCTAAAGGTTCATTACATGGTCTTACAAAGTTTAATATGGAGGACGCACCGAGTAATTTCTTTTTCTTAGAATATATAGCAAGACCTAGAACTGCTGAAGAGTTTTATGAAGATTGTTTGATGGCTTGTGTGTTTTATAGTATGCCTATATTAATTGAGAACAACAAGGTTGGTCAGTTAAAGTATTTTTATAATAGAGGATATGATAAGTTCTGTCTAAGAAGACCAGATAAACACAAGAATGATTTGAGTCAATCTGAGAAAGAGCTAGGAGGTATACCTTCGTCTATGCAAGTAATTGAGCTTCACGCAAATGCGATTGAGGCTTACATAGATCAATATGTCGGAATCGATTACAGTGGTCAGTTTAGAGAAGCTGGTAAAATTGGTAATATGTATTTCAATAGAACTTTACTTGATTGGGCTAATTATGATATTTCTAACAGAACAAAATTTGATGCTTCTATTAGTAGTGGTTTTGCGATTATGGCTAATCAAACTTATGTAGTTAAGCCAATTAGAAATAATAAAGAAATATTGTTTAATTTTGCAAGATATTCCAATAAAGGATTACAAAGCGAATTATTAAAATAAATATGAGTCAAGACTTTTCATTACCTAACGTATACTTTCCAGATCAATTAGCTGACGACAATAAAAAGTTGAGCGAAGAATATGGTAGAAGTGTAGGACATGCAATACAAGGGGAGTGGTTTAGAAAAACTTCTTTAAATGGTTCTAGATTTTATACAAATAGAGATCACTTTCACAAATTAAGATTATACGCTAGAGGAGAGCAATCTGTTCAAAAGTATAAAAAAGAAATGAGTGTCAATGGTGATATTTCATATCTTAATGTTGACTGGACTCCAGTACCAATTATACCTAAGTTTGTAGATATTGTTGTTAATGGAATGTCTAATAGACAATACGAAGTTAAAGCTGAGGCTATAGATAGTATGTCTTCTATGAAAAAAGGAGCTTACAAATTTGAGCTAGAAAAAGCTATGGTTGGTAAAGAGATATTAAAGGATGCTAAGGATTTACTTGGTGTAGATATGTATCCAATACCAGAAGAAAACATGCCAGCTGACAAACAAGAATTAGATCTTCACATGGAGTTCTATAAAGATGAAGTTGAGGTTGTTGAAGAAAAAGCTATTGATAATGTTTTAAAACTAAACAACTATGATTTAATTAAAAGAAGAATAGATGAAGATGCAACTGTTTTAGGTATATCAGCTGCTAAACATTCATTCGATACTCACAATGGTATTAAGATAGAATACTGTGATCCAGCAAATATGGTTTGGTCTCCAACAGAAGATCCTACGTTTGAGGATTGCTATTATTTTGGAGAGGTAAAGAATGTAAATATAACGGAATTAAAAAAAATAAATCCTAATTTAAGTCAAGAAGATATTAAAGAGATATCAAAACTAGCTTCAAAATGGGATTCATACCAAAATATACAAGGAGGAAATTCAACTGGAGGTAACTTAAATAATAATAGCGCAACGTTGCTATTCTTTGCTTTTAAAACAGATATGAATATCGTTTACAAAAAGAAAAAGAACGGTAATGGTGGTGAAAAAGTAATTAAAAGAGACGATTCATTCCAAGGTCCTAAAACTGGAGAAGCTCAATTTGAGAAATTATCTAAAAGAATAGATGTTTGGTTTGAAGGTATATTGGTAATGGGTACTAACCACATACTTAAGTGGGAGGTTATGAAGAATATGGTTAGACCAAAATCTTCTATATCAAAAGTATATGCTCCTTACGTATTATCAGCTCCAAGAATGTATAGAGGATCTATTGATTCTTTAGTTAAAAGAATGATTCCTTTTGCTGATCAAATACAATTAACACACTTAAAATTACAACAAGTAATTTCTAGTATGAAACCTGATGGTGTTTACTTAGATATAGATGGATTAAATTCTATCAACCTAGGTAACGGTATGACTTACACGCCAGAAGAGGCTTTAAACTTATATTTCCAAACTGGTAGTGTTATCGGTAGAAGCATGACTGAAGATGGTGAATTTAATAATGGTAAAATACCAGTGCAAGAATTAACCGCTTCGGGAGCTAATGCTAAGATACAGTCTCTTATAGGAATGTACAATCAATACTTAGGTATGATTAGAGCGGTAACTGGATTAAATGAGGCTAGAGATGGAAGTATGCCAGACGAAAATAGTTTGGTTGGTACTCAGAAATTAGCAGCTTTAAATTCAAATACAGCCACAAGACATATTCTTCAAAGTGGTATTTTTACAACAAGAAGACTTGCTGAGTGTATTTGCTATAGAATGTCTGATGTATTAGAGTATTCTGATATGAAGGAAGACTTTGCAAATATGATTGGAGGAAGTTCTATGGATGTTATTGAGAAAATAAAAGATTTACATTTATATAATTTTGGTATTTATATTGATTTAATGCCAGATGAGGAAGAAACTCAAATGCTTAATCAAAACATACAAGCTGCACTAGCTGCTGGTAAAATTGATATTGATGATGCTATTGATATTAGAAACGTTAAAAATGTAAAGATAGCTTCTCAATTATTAAAAGTAAGAAAGAAAAAGAAAGAGGAGAGAGACCAAGAGAATCAAAAGAAAAATTACGAATCTCAGGCACAAGCACAAGCTCAGTTAGCAGAAGCTACTTCTCAATCTAAAATGCAGTTGGTTCAAGCAGAGTCTCAATCTGATATTCAATTAGAACAATTGAAACATCAAAACGAAATGGAGAAGCTTAGAATGGAGTTTGAAATGAAAGCTGAATTAATAAAGCTTCAAGAAGGAATGAAGTCTGAGATTAAACAAAGCGAAATGTCTATGTTGAATCAGAAAGAACAAGAGAGAGAGGATAGAAAAGATAAAAGAACAAAGTTACAAGCAACTCAACAATCAAAAATGATTAGACAAAGAGCTAAAGATGAGGATGCTATAGACTTTGAAGAAGAAGATGATTTTGGTAATATTGATGATATATTCAACACTATTTAAAAATTCATAACTTTGCAAAAAATTTAATTTAATATTTAATATAATGGAAGGATTTACTTTTAAAGTCTTAGATGACGATGGTGAAGTACAAAATCAAGTTATTAGCAACCAAGAAGAAGTTGTAGATAATGATTTAGAAACTGTAGAAACAGTTGATGATGATTCACAAGTAGAAGATACGCAAGTAGAAGACACAGAAGTAGAAGATACAGAGGTGGAAGATGTTCAATCACAAGACATCGATGATGCTAGAGTGTTAAGCTACTTAAAAGAAAGATATCAAAAAGAGTATAACTCTTTAGACGAAGTTCTTACACAAAAAGAAAAGGCTGAGTTACCAGAAGACATTAAGAAGTTAATGGAATTTGGTGTTGACAATTATCTTAAAATAAATAGGGATTGGAACTCAGAGAATGACGCTACTATTCTAAAAGAATATTACAAGCAAACAAAACCTCATCTAGATGATGAAGACATTACTTATTTATTAGAAGAAGAGTATTCTTACGATGAAGATATTGATGATGATAGAGATATCAAAAAGAAAAAGGTTGCGTTAAAAGAAGAATTGTTTAGAGCTAAAAGTTATTTAAATGATTTAAAGGAACAATATAAGGTTGATCTAGGGTCTAGATCTGCTGAAGTTCCAGAGGATTATAAAGAAGCTTTTAATTTCTATCAAGAATATACCGAGAACTCGAAGAAAGAATCAGAGATTGCTCAACAAAAGTCTAGTGTATTTTTAGATAAAACCGATAGATTATTTAATAGTGAATTCAAAGGTTTTGAATTTAATCTAGGAGATAAGAAACAGGTTTTCAAACCTAGCGATGTGCTAGAAACTAAAAATGCTCAATCAGATATTAGCGGTATTATCGCTAAGCATTTAGATGAGAATGGATATTTAAAAGACGAACACCAGTATCACAAAGCTCTAGCTATGTTTAGAGACCCAGATGGTTTCGCTAAGTTCTTTTATGAACAAGGCAAGTCAGATGCAACTGGAAACGTAATTAAAGATGCAAAAAACATTGAGATGTCTGTAAGAGACAATAAGGA